TGAACGCCTGCACCTTGGCGCCGGCCGACTCTTCGAGCGTCTTGCCCATCTTGTCGGCCGCCCCACCCACGGCCCCGATGCCGTCGGCCGCCTTGCTCGGGTCGATGGCGAACAGCGCGTCACCCAAGTCCTCGGCCTGCGTGCCGAACAGCTTGACCGCGGCAGCGTTGCGGGCGACCGGGTCTTTGATCGCGCGCAGCTTGTCGAGCGTGACGTCGAGCGCCTCGTTTGCCGAGTCGCCCCCGGCCGCGATGTTCTTGCCCATCAATTTCGCGTCGAGCCCGAGCGCCTTGAATCCCTCGGCCGTCGACTTGCTGCCGTCGATGGCACGGATCGAGAACTCTTTCAGGGCGTCCGCGGCCACGTCGCTATCCCGGGCGCCGGCCTGAATGGCTTGGCTGAGTAGGCCGAGCGCCTGCGGGCCGTCGAGCCCCAGCTTGCGGAATTGCGTTCCGTATTCGTTGAACGTGTCGAGCAAATCCTCGCTCTTATTGATGCCGAGCTGCGTGCCCTTGGCGAGGATGTCGAACGCTTCCTCGGCGCTGTCCGCGATGCCGGTTTTCACCATCTGCGAAACGGCGCGGCCAACGGCCGACGCGTCCTCGTCAAGGGTGATGGCGAGAGCGGCCACGCGCCCCGCCACCGCGTCGAGCTCGGCCTTGCCCGCGTCCTTGGGTACGAGGCCGTTCTGCAGCGTCGTCTTGACCGCGTTCGCGGCCTCGTCCATCGAGCCGACGAATCCCTTGCCGTACAGGTCGCCGGCAGCGTCGCCGTAGCGGGCCGCGTCGGCACCGGACGCCCCGAGCTGCGCCGCGAGCTTGGCCTTGATCTGCGACTGTTCGAGGCCAGCGCCGACGGCTGCAGCGAGCGCCGCGGCGATGGCCGCGCCCCCGATGTTGGCCGCGGTGTTCGCTGCCTTGACCGCGCCCTGCACCCCCCGCTGCCATTTGGTTACGGCTTTCTCGCCGTCCTCGGCACCTTTCTTGAGGCCTGCCGAATCGCCCTCGAACTTGATCTTTACAGTGCGCACCCCGCCGGCCATGCCCTACCCCTCGCCCTTGGTGAACGCGAGCAGCACGGCGTCGGCCGCCTGCTGCCAGCGGCGCGCGATCGGCGCTGCGTTGGCCTCGATCGTCGGGAAGAACCAAATGCCCGTGGTGCCCGTGTGGCGCCGGGGGAACTGCGCGTACCGGTTCGAGCCGAACTCGGCACCGAAGAGCAGTTTCCACGCGGGCGCCCGACGCGACCCGACGCGCTTAGCGCCGCCGGCCGTGACCACGGGCACACGGTCACGCCCCGCCTTGACCGTGTCGGCGACGAGCGCCGCCTGCGACCCCTCGCGCAGCGCCGCACCCTTGGCATCGGTGGCGAGCAGGCGGGCGAGATCGCCGGCCGCGTCGCGCAGTTGCTCGCTCGCTTCCTTGGGCAGGCCGTTGAACGCCTTGAGCGTCTCTCTGACGCCCTCGATCCGCACGCTTACGGAGAATCCTCGACTAGCCACCCATCACCACCCCCTCGCGCTGCTTAGCCGGTTTCTCTGCCGCCTGCTCGTCCTGCTTGGCCTTGTGCATCAGGTCGAGCGCCGTGGCGATGGTCCGATCATCCTCCCGCCACCACGCCGCGGGCGAGATTCCCGAGTCGATGGCTAGCGCGATCACTGCCCGGGAGAGACTCCCGGCCGGGTAGGGTCCGCCTCGTCGGCCTCGGCCGTCAGCTCAGGCGCCTCGACGATCTGCTGCTTGAGCGCCAGCGCGCGGCGACGCTTGGCGATGTCGCCCGGTTCGAGCAGATCGAGCTCGTGCGTGTCGATGAACTGCTCTTCGGTCACACCGTCCGCGATCTTGCCCTGCCGCCGGCACGCCGAGTATGCGAGCTCGAACACGTACTCGGCTTTCATCCCCTCGCCGAGGTGTGTCGCCAGCGCGCGGCCACGATGCATTTTCTCCCATATGCGCACGTCACGCATACCGGCCTCGATCTCGATCGGCTCGCCCCCGTCATCCGGGGTGATGATCATCTCGAACATGGACATTTGCTCTCCCTAGGTCGGTGCGGGCCCGTGCCGGATGGCGGTACGACACGGGCCCCCGTGCTGCAGCTTACGAGCCCTCGCTCGGCCGCGAGTACTCCGGCTTGCCGATGAAATTGAGCGTGGTCTCGGTCATCTCCGTCGTGCGCGCCTCGCCACCGACGCTCGGAGCCTTGATCTTGACCTGCCCGACCCATCGCACGTGCTCGGCCGGAATGTCGGGGTGGTGGTTCAACGACAGCGTCACGGTCTCGCCGTCGTGAACCATGAGGTAGTCGCTGATGCCGTCACTGCGCCAGTCGGCGAAGAACGTCATATCGATCGACCAATCGGGATCGGTCTCTTCCTCGTCCTCACCCGTCGGGCACAGCGTGTAAATCTTGTCGCCGTCCTCGGTGTTGTTGTTGAGCTGCCACGTGTTGAGCTGACACTCGAACGCGATGTCGCTCGGGTCGGTGCCGAGCGAGAACTCGACGAGTTTGATCTTGCGGCTGTGAATGGCCATTATCGCCCCTTAGAGCGTCATCTCTGCGGTCAGTTGGTAGGCAGGCAGGTCGCTCGTGTCGGCCGGATAGGACGTGGGTACCGCGTCCGACACGAGCGCGTCGGGGCCGTCCTGCAGTGCCACGGTGAGCGCCGGCAGGTTGTCGAGCAGGCGTTCGATCGCGCGGTCGCCGAGCGTCTCGACGAGCCACACACTGAACGTCATGCCCGTGGGCTCGTCCGGCGTGCACTGCCCTTGCCAGACGAACGAGGGCGGGCCCACCACGACCGAGCCCGATTCGACCTGCTCGCCGAGCTCGCGCACGCGCATCTTGCTCTCGCGCAGCGCGTCCTTGAGGTCGGTGCGTACCTTGTCGTACGCCTCCCGCGGGGTCACGCGAACACCGCGGGGGCGAACCGGCCGATACGCAGCATCCGGTCGATGTCGACATCGAACGACGGCACCCTGCCCGCACCGAGCTCGCCCATCGAGACCAGCGCGTCGGGCGACCTGCGACGAGATTTCCAGCGCAGCGCGAGCCGCACCGTGCCGAGCGCGAGGCTCGCCTCGGGCGGGTCGAGCTCGCTGCCGCTCTCGCCGGCAAAGTCGTAAGTCTCCCGATGCACGCGCTCGATGAACGCAATGGCGGCCGAGAGATTCTGCTCAAGCGACGCATCGTCGCGCACGTCATCAGCATCGATGCCCGCGTCGACCTTGAGATCGTCGAGCAGGGGTGGCCATTCGGTCAGCGACACGGCCAGATCCTTTCGAGGTCGGGGCCGACCCGGGCAGGTGAACGGGGGTCACCTGCCCGGGAGTCGATCAGCTTTCCTCGGTGATCTCGACGCGCTTGATCGAGGCGGTGCCGTACCGGATGAGCACGGCGGTATACGACCAGATGCCCATCTTGACCGACTCGGGGCCGAGCGGCTGCTCGTACCGGAAGCGCATCATGCCGCCCTCGAAGAGCAGGACGTCGGACGCGCGCATGACGGCGAACCGGTCGTCGAGCGCGATGCCGTCGGTGGGCGCCAGGGTCAGACCCTTGAAGCGACCGCCGTCGAGCGAGCTGACGTCGGCAACGCCCATGATGTTGCTCGGCGAGTCGCCGACCCCGGTCACGAGCGGGCGACCGGTCGTGTCAACGAGGTCGATGAACTCGCCCCATCGGTTGACCGACATGGCCGCGATGTTCGCCGGCATCTTGCGCGCGTTGCGCACCGCGATGGCAGCCTTGATCATGACGCGCGCGTAGTGCGCCTTGTCGGTGACCTGCACCGCGTCACCTTCGAGCGCCGGCAGCGCGGTGCCGACGGCGATGACGGCCGTGCCGATCTTCTTCTCAACCTTGAGGTTGTACGCCGCGAGCAGGTCGCCGTAAATCAGCGAGTCGATCGCGGGCGAGGCCATGTCGAGCATCTGCCGCGAGACAATCTGCGAGCCGCTCGTCGGCTTGGGCACGACCGTGTCGACGTCGGTATCGAACGCGTCGTCGTCCTCGATCGGGTCGTTTTCGGCCGCCTGCTCAGTCACCTCGGTATCGGTGCCCGCCGTCTGCTTGGGCAGCGTGATCGGCCGCGGGTCGTCGCCGAGCGGGATGTTCCGCACGAGGTTGGCCAGCACGCGACCCTGCCGCGCGAGCGCCGCATACTCGTCCATGAGCCACCGCGGGGCGACGATGCCGGACCCCGCGCCGCCCGTGGCCAGCGCCCGGGAGTGCTCCTGCAGCCGTCGGGCCGCGTCCTCGTCGCCACGCTCGCGCGCCGCGTACAGGTCGCCGAAGAACGAGCGCTTGCCGCCGTCCTTGAGCGAGCGGTAGTGACCCGGGTCGCGGTCGGTCGCCGTTGCGCCGCCCGTGGTCCGGTCCGCGGTCCGCAGGTTGAGGTCGGTCGCGGTGCCGCCCTGGTTTCCGCTGCCGTCGCCACCGCGCATCGCGGCCGTGACCTTGCTCTGCATGTCGTTGACCGCGGCCGAGCGCAGCTCGGTCTCGCTCAGCAGCTCGATCTCGGCGAACAGCGTCTTGCCGGTCTCGGTCATCTGCTGAATGGACGCAGTTTCCTCGGCGGTCAGGTTCCGGTTCGCCTCGGCCGCACGGTTCTGCAGCTCGGTGATCGAGCTGCGTAGGCCGTTGTATTCCTCACGGCGTCGGGTCAGGTACACGTTCTCGGCCATTGATCCCCCTACGAGAGTCGGCCCTTAGTTGACGGGTTGCATCTCTCGGGGTGCTGACTCGGTCAGCGCGGGGTGCCCGTTCCCGGGGGTG